CTCTTAAGCTGATCGGATCTTCATTAGGTTCGATCTGTCTATTGTTACCGAAGTAGATTCCAGATCTACTTTTAAGCTCTACGATAGCTTGACGCGTGATAGACTCCTGAGGATCGGCAGTCTTCTCCGGTTCATCGTAGTCGATGGCTGGATAGAGATCGCCAGACACCACCTTTCGGGCCTGTGAGGCCTGAGTTAGATAGGTTACAAATCTGCCATCAGATGTACGCTTCTCGGCCAGTCTTGTTTTGTAAGCCTCGGGTTCAAAAACTTCGTCGTAATCTCTGATCTGGGAGATCGTGAGCGGATTTTCTGCAAGAGTAGAACTGCCATTAAGAGGATATCCGCTAACACCAAGTTGCTTCTCTAGAATATAGAAGTTCTGGGGTCTTCTCATCCCTTGATCTCTTTCGAATCCTTCGAGTACTACTCTATAGATTCGGTCATCAGATTTACGGCGGTCTATACCACGGACTGTTGTCAGTGAGGCCCTCGGGAACAAAAAGTCTAGACTTGAATAATACGCGTTCGAGCCTGTGGGATTTGGAATGATCTTAAATCTAAAAGCATAGTCGATCTTTTTAAGAAGATACCCGTCCTCATCAGCGTCCGTAGTCTCCTCAATAATGTTATTTGTTTTTACATTCAGATACCAGCAGCTTTCCGAAGCGTCCCAAATAAAGATCTTAGATGAGGCCGCTAAGGATTCGAATCCAGGAGATGATGGCAAAGCTAACTGGATATCGCCAGTATATAGAATTGAATCGCCAGTCTCGTTAAAGCCTTTGATATAGATTCTCCTTCTGTTGGCTCTTGAAGTACCTCCAGAAAGCTCGTACGTTCCATCACCTTTCTCACGAGTATATGTAAATTGGCCAAATCCCATCTTCAAGGCCGAAGGAGGATTAGAGGACTCCGTAAATGGAGCGCTAGCGTTAGAACTCTTGAAGTATATTCTTACAATGCCTGGTGGAGTTCCGTTAGTGGAGTTACCAACGTACCAATCCTTTGTAAGCTCGTAATCAAGAACCAGCCCGGTGTTAATCTCCGTATCTATGAGAGTCGGAGAAGCACCTGATGGCAGAGGACTGTAAGTGAGTGGCTTAGGAGGAATAATCTCGACGAGCTTAGTTCCACCGTAGGTGCCTGAGGGAACTCCCTCATCCTGGCTGAAGGAGCGGGTTTTGTACCCGACGGAGTGAAGTGAGATGTCACCGAAGTCGGAGCAGGAATTCGTGATAGAGAGATCAGCTCCGCTCTCTGAGATGAAGTGGTCGGCGTTACCGATCACGAAGCAACTAACGATCTGGATGGTCGCGTTGTTACTACCCTTGAAGCCGAAGTGGCGGTACTTAAATTGATCGGTGGGGCAGGGTCTGTACTGTTTGCCAACTCCGCTATCCTTGTTTGTAGGAGGATCGAGGTAGTAGGCACTGTCGTTAAAGCAGGTTGGGTCAGTCTGCAACGACACCTGAGTGAAGTTGGCAGTAACCATGGATCTGAAACCTGCCACCAAAGCGCCGTCGGCGTGAAGACCGTTCAGACCGAAGATGGATCTCACCGAGCAGTTGAAAACGTAAGGCGAGGAGGATCTGGTTGAGTTGATGTCCGGCAGATCGAAAGCTCTCTGGTCACCGGAACCTTGCTTACGGATCTTAGTCGCGCCAGGGTAGGCAACAGGGGAGTCGGTGCGAGAGTCAGATAGAGGAATACCAGTCTGGTTCTCCTCCGCGTCGGTCTGACGAAGGTCCTTAGAATCGTAGATGGGAGCTACGATAGTGGTCTCAGCGGTAATCGCCTCGAGGCCTTGAGAACCCCATCCGTCGTACTGGCCGAATAGAGTGTTAAGTTTGGAGTAGTAGGATGTCTCCACCGAGCTACCAGCAATCTCAGACTGCGAGGCGAATCCTACAGAGGTAACTGTGTTGTGGCTTCTGGAGATCTGGGGGTTGTCGGTGAACGTGATGATGGAGATGTAGCTACCACCCGTCACCTTGAAGATGCAGGTTCTCTCACGCTGGGGCTCCTCCTGGATGGGATTGAGCTCGGGTACGTACATCGGTCTTACGCGGACCTTTCTCAGGTCCACGCCGTTGATCGAGATACCGCGAGGCACGATCAGGCCGCCACCTGTGGGGTTAATCAGTGACAGACCATCGTAGTAGAGTTGGTCGTTAGCGGAGAAATTGCCTCTTACGTACTCAAGAGTAATAGTCCAGATGGAGGAGTTCAGGCTCTCCTTCTGGATCTTGACAATGTTACCTACACCGCCCGAACCCGAGTAGAGAATACGGCCAAGGTTCAGAGCCTTAGGAGGCTGGGATAATGTTGGGTTAAGTGAGTCTACCTGGATGGAGATAGCCCGGTCCAGTTGCGATACGGTTAGAACTTTGAACCCGGTATCCACGCGCTGGATAAGTCCGGTGCTTGCTGTAAGACCCGGGATGCTTCCAGCTCCTGGAGCGTTATCAACGTAGTAGTCACCGGGCGCTAGCTCGATAACCACTCGGTCGTAACGATCATTATACTGACCGGATCTCCGGCTCTCACGTACGGCTTCGATCAGCGCTCTTTCGATCGAGCGGAAAGGCTTAGCTTGAGTGAACCCGTTGTTGGATAGTGAGTCGTCGCCAGTGGCTGGGTCGACGTAGATGATATTACGTACTGTTGGGTCGGCGGTAGCGCCAACGCGGTCGCATCTAGGAGCATCCTGGACTTTGATCAGTCCTCCCTGACCGTCAGCGTAAACAGCAACTGTTGAGTAGAATTCCTTATAGCATTTTGAGGTTGAGGCCTCGTAGCGATATACGCCTTCGGGAGGGTTGGGATAGACAGCGGCGATAGCAGCTCCGTCAGGGCACTCGGTCGCGAGGCGAGTTCCGATGAACTCACGGCCACCGCAACTCAGGAAAGTTCCAAGGATGGGAGAACAGTCGCCTCCTGGGGTCTCCTCAAACTTCCACTCAGCTGTAGGAGCGTGGTAGAACAGTTCGATATGAGCATCTTTGATATTGATGATCCAGTCGTCTACGGAACTGGCGATCTTGGTGTCACCACCAGGGCGAATAACGATAGGGAAACGGTCAAATGTCCCGGAGATGTCAACGATAGCGATCCGATCCGAATCGGTTGGTGTAGCCGGAAGGGAGACGATCAGGGAACCGTTTGAGGTATCCGCGATGACTCTTTCCCAGGCCTTAGCAACGTAGGAATCATCCTTGATCGGAGTATTACGAAGAGTGCGTGGGTAGGTATTTAGGTTACCAACGTAGAGGTTGGGGCGAAGGTCAATGTATCCTACTCCAACAACATCGCCATCTTCGTTAGTTGCTAGGTCCGTTCCGCTAGCAGCTAGAGTTAGCTTAGCGAGGGGAACGTGGGGAATCGATACCGATGGAAGAGCCGAACCTACTGAGATCTCTACTACTTCTCCGTTAGCGATATTCTCTTTCGCTACTCCCTCGTTTACGTAGAGGTACGTTGTTGAGCTTTCGCTAGCATCGATCAGTTTTACGATATCTCTAGGCCAGGAAATAGTGCTTCCGTCGGAACCGACAATGCTTCCGGCCTCCAGCCACACGCCGTATCCACCTCCGGTCACTGGAACGAGTTTAGGCGGCCCTTGAACCACCTGCTGTGTTGTTTCATTCCAACCGAGCACGACGCCGTCATGTGCCAGGCGGCCTAGAGCCGTCTCGTTATCCTCGCGGGGATCAGCTACTTCCCAGTCCTTGAGACTGTCTCTCTGGCCGATCTTCCAGCCAGAATGCTCGGCCCCAGTGGGCTCGGAGTAGTAGTCATCACGGGACGTAGTCGCCGAAAAGCTAGTGCCTTTCTGCGTCTCATCAAGATATTCCTTAGTAACGATTGTTCCATTCTGGAACTGAATCTTATCTAGCATGGCGAGAAGCTTTATGTCTCAGGGATCGAGCTTACCCAAAGCAATCTTCCGATCCACTCAGAGCTGGGACCGAAAGAGCTTAGTTCTACGAGGATTTTTCTTCCTTGGGCTCTGTAGAAATCGATAGGATTATCAGCTTCGAAGTCGAGCTGATCGGTGTTTCCGCCCCAGGTTATCACGTTTGTTCCGAACTTCCAACTCGCGTCAACTCCCCAATTAACTGGGTAGTCAAAGTAGGTCTGGAAGTTCTGAAGTGGATTCTGGACAAACCGGAGTAGAATGCGTTGTTCTCTATAGTAACCTGACGGAATATCCAGTGGGTTGGTATTAGCAACGGGAAGGTTATCCGCCGAGGTAACGTCAACGTCTAGAAAGTTAGAGTAGAGAAGAGGACCAATCGGAGAGTTTTTTACTGCCCCACCGAGCTCTACCGGAGTGCCGATAGAATCTCCTGCCCACAGTCTCCCGTCCGCAACATTAACGCAGATCTCGCCCTCATCGAGGTCACCGATGAAGGGTTCCTCGCCGGGCAGCGAGGCGGTTATCTGCTGTAGAGTCGCTTCCGCCATTGACAACGAACAATGTGTCTGATAACCTTTAACCTACCTTTCGCGGTTTAAATTATAAATAGAGACAGGTAATTTCGGCTTTGAAAACAGGATACATCACGGACAGCTTTAGCACACTGGGTGGGTTGGCTTCCGTCGCGTACGGGGATCCTGAGTACTTTCGCGAAGTGCAGAACCAGATCTACTCCAGTTCGCCGACAAGGTTCCTGGACATGCATCGCCCATCGGCAATTCTAGCGGATTTCTTCGGCTCTTCTGAAAGACTCGTGGAAGCGATAATGTCGGGGCTGGAGGCAAAGTACTTGGAGAGTTCGGAGTTTGCCGATTACATTGATATCGGGTTCGGTGCGGACTGGAGAAGCATCGTTAGGTACGGCATCAGCTCGGAGTTTTTCTCCGCACTCGACGAGCAGGAGAACTACGGCCTGACAATGTCGGATTATCTGGGGATCACTTTCTCCAGAGTACTTCCGGGTGTTCCCGACGCGGAGTCGCTTTCATTGGATGTAGAAGGTACTATCTTGGCTACAGCTGGAGTGGGAGTAGACGTTCCGCTTATGGCCCAGATAGTATCAAACAATCCACAGACAAAGCTTTCCGTACCTCCTCTGAACTCACGTGTTGATCTTAACAACTCCGTGGATTTGGGTTCGGATTATAGAGGTGTGGAATTCACTACAGGATACGTAACACCTCAGAATTACTGGAAGGATGTCGCCTATCCTGGGCTGACAAGCGCGATTATCCCCACGACTCTGAGAGATAGCGTGAATCAAGGTTACGTTGGGTATCCCAGTTCCACCCCGCTTGAGGCTCTGTTCAATCCCGTAGGTGCTCAATCTATAGCGACCACAGGGCTTCCAGTGGAAAGCACGTCCCCAAGCAACTCCACTGGGTCCTATCTTAATCAGTTTCCTGAGCCTCTCCAGGCCGATCGTGACGTTTACTCCATCTCGCTTATAGGGGAAACACTTAACGGTTACACAACATTCGATCCTTCTTCAATGTCCAATGGAGACCTACTTGATCAGAGTCAGGTCCCGCAGTTCGAGGACGAGAACGCGGATCCGCTGGGTGGTTTAACGTCCTCAGCCAGAAACTTTACAACAGCATTCTAATGGCTAACATTTACGGTCCCATACTTCCACTACAGCTTGATAGCAGAAATACTGAGGCCCTGGTGCGAGCTATTCAGACTCGCATCTACCTCGAGTCGGATGGAAAGCTTAACGATTTCACTCCGTCATCGCCGCTTTCCGCTATTAGCGAGGGGCAAGCCTTCGCTCAGGCCGAGCTTCTCTACTACCTGAATAATCTTCCAGAGGCTTTTAGTTTGCAGTGGCTCAGGCAACTTGGAGTGCAGAGAAAGATAGGAAGCCGAGCGCTGGTAGACGTGACTTTTTACAAAGTGCCTGGATACCAGAGAGTTCTTATAATCCCCAAAGGGACTAAGCTTATTGCCGAAGGAGGGCAAGTATTTGTTACACTCGAGGAAGTCAGGGTCTCGGAGACTCAGTTTTCTGGAGTTGCTTCCTGTCAGTCCGAGCGGTGGGGAGAAGCCTACAACGTTCAAGCTGGAGAGATAAATAAGATCGAAAAGAACTTTGCCGGATTGGAGTTTCTTAGGAACGAGATCGCGGCGGTTGGTGGGACGGACACAGAGTCCGTTGCTCAGATGAAGCAAAGAGCCTTCCAGGTGTTAAGTAGAAGAAACCTCACCACTTCCAACGATTTCGAGAACGAAGTTAAAACCCTGGTGCCAGAAAGCAACATCGTTAAAGTTCTCACGTACGAGGAGAGAAATAATCTCGCGGAAGCCTTCTCTGGCAACGTGGTTATCTG